TGTGCGGTCCAGAGTAAGGGCAGTGCCAGCAGCAGTAGTAATTGTATCGCCATCTTTAGATACAAACTCATCATCTGCTTCAGTACGATTGTATCCGTCTACCTGTGTGACAGAGGTTTTAGAGCCAATATATCCCGCCATTATGTTTGCTCCAGTACACTTACGATAACGTCAGCCGAAGATGCTGTGTCAGATGTGACAACAAGCGTGTCTGTGGTCTCTAGGATCACCTTACCGTCTAGGACTGACAAAGCAGAGCCAGAGGGGATGGGAGCATCCTTGATTAGGTAAACACCAGCCACTTGCACATCGACTACGATGGAGCTTGCCGTTGTGTTTGCTACAGTACAGCCGATTAAGACTGACGTTGTTGCGGAAGGTACTGTGTAAGTTGTGACAGGTGATGTGCCTACGGAGGCGCTTGTATAATTCTTGAAGGTGTTAGCCATGATATTTTATCCTAGAGCTATTGCTAATGCTAAAGCATTTGATTCTGCTGTAGATAAGATAGTAGACTTGCTGTCCCCACCCAGTGTATCAGCATCGACATTTAAGTTATTAACGAAGGCTTGATCTACTCTTGCATCAATAGCTGTGTTAGCTCTTGCGTCAGTATAATACAGATTTGTACCTTCAGCAAGGTCTGTAGTGCTTTTAGCTGATAAGGCAGTATCAAACCTACCAGTAGTATAATACAGATTAGTACCCTCTGCTAGGTCTGTTGTGCTTTTTGTTGCAATACGTGTATCAAAGTCTGTATTAGCACGAGCAGTAGTGTAATAGAGGTTTGTACCCTCAGTGAGATCTGTTGTACTCTTAGTAGCTAATGCACTATCAAACCGTCCAGTAGTGTAGTAGAGGTTTGTACCTTCTGTTAAGTCTGTAGTACTCTTAGCAGTAAAGTCTGTATCAAAACGCCCACTAGTATAGTATAGGTTGTTACCCTCAGAAACGTCTGTAGTAGACTTGCCTGCTAAGGCTGTATCAAACCTAGCCTGAGTGTAATACAGGTTAGTACCTTCAGCTAGGTCATCTGTGTCGTGGTTACTTAGAGAGGAGACCGTACCAGTTACATTACCTACTACGTTAGTAGCTAGGTCTTTATTCATAGTCCAACGATCATTCGTAGAATCATAAGTAAAGGTAGCACTCGCACCATCTACGGTAATACCTGCACCATTAGCTGCAGCAGCATTAGCCGCACCAGACGCAACAGTGATGTTTAGATCGTCTACTGCCAGGTTAGAAGAATTGATTGTAGTAGTTGTACCGTCTACCTGTAGATCACCTGCAATAACAACCGTACCTGTAACATCACCATGTGCTGCAGGATCAATAGTAAAGGTAGCAGGACCACGAAGATAACCAGATGTGCTGATATTACCAATGCTAAGTACGTCATTACTGTCTAGGGTAACAGCCTTCTCAGCAGGAAGTGTGATGAAGATGTCTTTAGTACCAGCAGTAAAGCTAACCGCTATGTCTGAGTTAGAACTCTCTAGAATAGTAGTACGAGTTAGTACGCCACTGCTATATGTACCTAGACCAACCTCCCACTCATTTGCACTCCTATGTGAGATAGCGTAGTAGGTAGTATCTGCGTCACTTAAAGCAGAGCTAAAGGACTGAAAACCGTCTACTGCACCGGCAAGAGTAATATCACCTGTACCTGTAGTAGTCGTAGTTTCTTTTACTCTATCTTTAAGTAACAAAGCCATGAGAGCTATCCTTATGCAATACGTACTATAGCGTTAGAAGCATCCGCTGTTGGTAGCTGAATAGTAAAGTCGCCATTGGTAGATGTTCTAGGGCCACCAAAGTCAATAACTGCTATTGCAGCATTGCTTTGTGTATAGTTATAGATAATGCAACCATCTGCGGAAATAGTAGCGGAAGCCCAAGTCGTGTCTGCGAAGTCTACAGTAGCTGTGGAGCCGTCTAGTGCAATAACCGCTGAACCCAGTGTATTACCACCCGTTACATAGTTAGTGCCTACAACCTCATCTGTGTTAACGGTAACGTTGCTGTAGTTAGTAGTAGCAGCACCATAAGTGCCAGACGGAGAATTTTTAATGAGAGCAATCTTTAGTGTATCTGTATCCAGATCGTGAACACCCCCAAGAAGCTCTTGCTTGAAGCTGTTGCACATTGCAGTTGTGATAGCCATCTTGTGATGTCCCTTTTATATGTGGAGAAAGCACAAAGGGGCCAGCACGAAGCCAGCCCCAATGTTAAGCCTATTAAGCAGCGTTATAACGTGCAGTTACAAGTGCTTCTGGGCGGAGAATCTTGCGCCCATAGAGATGCATACCGCGAACAATGTCAGCGAATGAATCTGGGTCACGGTAGTTCTCTACCTTGTTGATCTGCTCAGCGGATGCTACTGCATCGTCTTGACCAGCTACGATAACACCGTAGTTGTCATCCTGACCAGTTGTACCAGAAGTACCTGCGCCAGTACCAGCTGCTGGAAGGTTGTTGGAAATGTATACACGGAAGCCGTGGATGTTGTTCATTACCAAGCCATTCATCAAGCCGGAACCACCGAAGTCTGCGTTCAACAGGCGTGAGTCTTCGTCTTTCAGAAGCTCTGCAAACACGGGGTCTACACAGATCCAGCGACCACGTGAGTCAACATTTGCTACGTCCATCTGACGTGCCATACGTGAGATGAGCTGCAAAGGTGAAGCAGTAGTTGCGGAGAACGAAGTCGCACCAGGCAAACGTGGAGCCAGTGGGATGGAGTCACCTGTACCACCGGAGTCGGCAGTTGTGATGTTGTTCATGTCACCGATAGTCAGGTGGTTTGCTGTGAGCAATTCACCAGTCAAGTTACCAGCTGTGTCGTGCTGTGCATCGCCAGAGGTAGTAGTGATAAGAACACCAGCAGTGGTGTGACCTGACAAGTAAGACAAAACGTCTGAGTCCATTGAGTCAGCCATCTTATACGCAGCACGGTCAGCAGCAAGGCTAACGTAGTCAACGTTTGAGAACTGGTCTTCGATGTCGTCCATCTTGAACGCGAAGTAGTTGGCTTTGTCGATTGTCAGAGAGAAGTCTTCATCATTCAACTTCTCAACAGAGATAGCTGTGTGACGCTCAAGAGCGTTTACAGTTACGTCTGGTTCTTTCTGGATGCGAACCACATCGCCTTGGTTGGCGATCTCACCGAAGTAAGAGTTGTTTGTGATTGCGTTGGTTACAGCTGCCTTACGTAGGGCAATCTGTGCTTGTTTGGAGTAGATAATCGGGGAAAAGTTCCCGTTAAACCCACCACTTGCGGAAGTAATAGCCATAGTAATTTCTCCTTATAGATATGGCGTGAGGATTTACACTGCATACCCACTAAAGAGGCTCTTCGTATTAGGGTGGTCAGCTAAGTTCGTAGGATGGCCGTCCTTTGAACGCTGGGCCTATAATCTGAGGTAGTTCTTTGATGTGGCTAGTGCTTTATGAAAAGCATGTACAGGCAGTTAATGCCTGACACTGTACATACCTATAGTTGTATCCATCTCTCTTAAGATGTCAACTATTTCTTTGACAAATCGTAAATAAATTTGCCGTTACGTTGAGCTTCCATAATTTCGTCTGCTCGTTTCTCGTATTCCTTGATAGTCATCTTAGCTACTTGGGATTCACGCAGGTAGCTAGAACTATCATTTGGCTCTGGTGCAGCAGCACGTTTACTCTTAACTGAGCTTGCTGCGCCCTTGTCTGAACTGCTGGTACGCTTTGTTACAATACCAGTGTCAGCCTTGTAAAGATCAATAACGCGAGATACAGATTTAGCATCATCTGTATTCTCATACAAAGCATCTTGTACCCACTTAGGCTGCTTCTCTGCCCATGTATGGAAGGCATCATCTTCACGGATGGACACAAAGTCAGGGTGCATCTGTGTTAACTCTGCTTCAGCTTTCTCACGTCTTGCTGTAGAGCGTAACTCTTCGATCTCTTTCAAACGTCCGTCTAGTTCAGATGCACGTTCATTAGCTTTCTTATCAGCGATAGCTTCAACAATACCAGCAACATCTGGATACTTCTTAGCCCAAGCTTCTACCTCATCTTCTGACTTAGGTAGTACAAGTTCATTCTTAGTAGCAGCAGCCAGTTGAGATTGGAGTTTATCAAGCTGTGCTTGGAAAGCCTTTTCTTTTTCCTGCGTGTGGCGGCGAAGGTCACCATACCGTTTCTTGAAGTTCTTCTCCTCACCGCTTAGCTCAGAATCATCTTCTTGTGCTTCTGCTTGAGGTTCTTCTTCTTGTTGGGTACTACTCTCTGCCTGAACTGTGCGCTCGACAGGCTCTGAGCTACTGGATTCCTCTTCAACAGTTTCTTCTTCTGTTTCATCTGTCTCGCCACGTGCTTGCTTTAGCAGTGCCTCTAGTTCTTCTTCATCACGCTTAACACGTGCTGCGTTTCTTTGGTGTGAAGCTGATGTAGTTTGGATCAACTTCTTTTCAATCTCTTGAGGCTCTGAAATCATGTTATACTCCTTTATGATGGGGCCAGCCGTAGCTGGGTAGCCTTATAGTTATTGGGTGGTTTGTAGTTATTTCTTCTTCTTGCGTTTCTTAGTTACAAGAGCGCCTTTGTTTAGTCCGTCTTCATCAGCCCCTACTGTAAACGAACCGCCACCTGGTGTGCTGTAGGTAGTTTCTGTTACACTACTTCCACTTGGGTCTGTGGTAGTGCTACTGCTTATAGGTGTATACGTATTGCTGTCGTTACTGCCTGCGTCACGGACCCATGCGGGTTGTGCGCGTCTTGCTTCTGCAGCCGCAATCTCAGCCTGTCGTGCTTCAATTTCCGCCAATCTTTTACGAGAAGCCTCAGCCTTTGCTTTTGCATCTTCAAAATTAGACTGTATTGTTTCTGCATAGGGGGTTGGACCGTTATCGTAAGGGGATGTAACATCCCCAGCAACTACCTCTGGAGTGTAACCAGCTGCAGCGGGTTCTATTGCGCCTAGAGGGACTACTTCACCTGGCTCGTATTCACCCTCTAAGTTGCTATTCAACTCCACAGTCTCTAGTGGCCTTTTCTTAGCCTCTTCAAGTGCTGCAGCTTCTTCTTCAGTCTCTGGGAAGAACTCATCCTTCAGAGCACCAAACACACGACTGATAAGACCTGGCTTATCTTCCTTAGATGCTTTAAGCAAGCCTTCTAGTACAGCTTTATCTCCTGCAGAAGTACCTTCCTCTTTAATCCTGCGTTCAATCTCGTTCTCTAAACGTCTAGCGCTATCCATAGCAGCACCTTTGATGAAGAGACCTAAGATAGGATTTACTGCGCCTGCTGCGGTAGCAATCAAGTTCATCTTAGGAGACTTCTGTTCTTCTAGCATATCTGCAATCTCTTCAGTAGTAAGCTCCTTGTAGTTTATAGCCTTAGCTATAGGCGGTGG